TCGAGTCATTCCTGCTCCAGACTTTGTAGGTCTAAAGTTTTTTTTATTTCTTGCAGGCATATTATCCTGTTTTCTCATTATACTAAACCTCCCATACTCATTTTTTTTCTCTTTGCAAATGTTGCAACATTTGTTGGTTTAGGTCCTTTATTACTTACTGATCTTTTCCTGCTGACAGCACTCGCCTTTTGTGAGCTTGTCATCCGTGTGGCTTTGGCAAGGGGCACGCATTTTGGATACTTCCTGTTGCTTCCCTTCTGACGACCGCAAGGTTGATACTTTCCGTTCTTTTTCGGTGCTCCTATATCTACCCATTTCTCGTCTAACCATTTTTTAAGACCACTCATTAATATTTTTTAGTAACTTTTCTTTTATTCTTCATGATGCCACCACACCCTTTAGCTATTCCGCCTTGCGCGTAACTAGATACCATCTTTCTTGATTGAGAAACTTTGTTTATAGAACCACCCTCTGCTTTTTTACTTCTACCCACTTTACCTTTACAATATTTAGATGCCCAAATATTTGCATAAGCGCTTGGGTAAACAGAAAATTTTTTTTTAGCAGCAGCTTTACCTGCAGGACAAAGTTTAGCCATTTATTAGCCTCTCATTTTTTTAAAAGTTTTAGCAAGTCTTGCACGTTGGCCTAACTTACCACCTTTTTTAGCAGCGGCATTTAATTTTGACGCTGGTATTTTTTTACCTTTTTTAATACCTAAAGCTTTTCTTAAAGCTCCAGGTTTTTTAATAGCTTTTTGAATCCACTTTTTATCTGATTTCACAGCCTCTACCTTTTTTAGCTAGACCACCACTTTTCATTCTTCTAGCTCTGTGAACACTTCCACCATTTTTCATAAAGCCCATTTTGTTTCTAACTTTAGTAGGAAGTTTAGATAAACCTTTTTTACCAGCTGGTACAGGTTTTAAAGAACCACCATCTTTAAGTTCTCTGACGATTCTTTTCTTTTCATCTTTAAGATTTCTTTTGCCTTTTTTAGTATATGCTTTTTCAGCATCTACTCGGCCAAGTTCTTCAAGTCTGTTCATTCTTCTTGTGTTCATAAATTACCTATTAATCTTTCCAGATTTTTTAGCTGCTGAACCAAATCTTCCATAAGAATCATCTCTTGAAGCTTTTAATTGTTTCTTCGTTCTTTTCTTTTTGATTCTCATAGCAATAGATTCATCTTTTCTATCTTTGTAGCCTTGTTTTTTTTTAACAGAGCCACCTTTTTTCATGCCAGAACTTCCGTATGGAAATCTAACATTTGATCTTTGTCCGTTTTGTCTCATTTTTTTCCTTTGTTTTTTATTTTCTTAAAGCTCTTCCAAAACCTCTTTTAGCACATCCTACACCACCACCACGTTTATATCCAATTCTTCCGCCATCTCTAGCAGCTTGTTCTGATATTTTTGGTGTTGCTGGTCTTTTTTCACCTTTTAGTCTTGTACTATATCTTTTACCCTCAAACATAAAAGAATCTTTTCCTTCTTTTCTTGCTTTAGCAAAAGCTTGTCCTCTTGAACTTACTTTAGTACCTGTTGCTTTTTCATAAACAGCTTTACTTTTTTTTCCTGTTGCTCTTGCCTCATCTCTTTTTTGTCTAGCAATTTTTTTAGCTACATCTTCTTTTTTCATTGTAGAAAATTCTAGTTTTCCTGCTGTTACTTGTCCAGGGCCTGCTGGAACTGATTTACTAAAATCACCTTTAAAAGTTTTTTTTCCTTTTTCAATTGCTTTTTTAAAAGCATCTCTAAATCTTCTTTTTGGTTTGTCTACATTAGAAAAAAATAAACTTTTTCCTTCTTTGTTTCTACTTGCCATTATTTTTTTGCTCCGTTTCTAAATATTTGTGTTCCCTTTATACCAAAAATGCTCGCAACTACAAGCACCCATAAATTCGTGAACCATTTCGGAAGTTCGTGAAAGTACTCGAAGAAGAGTTTTACCTTCTCCATGGCTGCCGGATCATCCGACATGACTGCCCACATTAAAACTACGATGGGCGCCGAAATTATTACGAGTACAAATTCGTCCTTATAGTCGTTTTGTCTCGCTTCAAGAAGTTTGCCTTGGTAAGTTTCCTCACCGCGAGCCATTTTCTCTGCATGCATCAATTGTGCATCAGACATAGCCATCTTAGTCTTCTGGCGGTTAGAGTAAATTTTACTTCCCGCCTGTAAAGCAATCTTTGCTAGACTAAACCAAGCCATATTAGTACCAGGTAGCTTTTACTGGTTTCTTACCGGCTCTCATTCTTTTAGTTCCTTTAACATCTACAACTTGTGATGTCATTGGATCAGTAGCTTCGATAGTAACACCACCTGTTTGGTAGCCATCTTTGCCAACGCCAAGTTCTTTTTCAACTTTAACGTCTTTGTCCATGAATGTTGAACCTCTTTGCCAATCTTTACTCATATTTATCTCCTTATAGTTAATATACTTAATTTTTTTTGAAATTTCTACCAAAATCGTGAATTTTACTAGAATCAGCCATACCTTGTTTAGCTAATGATACTCCTGCACGTAAAGCAGCTAGTTCTTGGTTCTGTTCTAGCTTTTCTTCGTGTTGTTGATCATTCATCATGGCTTTCATCTTGTCAAGGTTGATTCTTTCTTGACCTTCTTCTTCTCTTCTTTGGTTTTCTTGTGCTCTAAGATCCATTTCTCTACCTTTTAATCTTAATAAAGGATCTCCACCATACTCGCCCATGATTTTTTCTTCTTCTTTAGCAAAATCTTCTGTCATTTCAGCAATTAAAATAGCTTTTCTTGCTTCAATCATACTTGTAATTTGTTGAACACGTTGTTGTTGTTGCATAACTTGTGGATTTTGCATCATACCTTGTGCCATAGCAGGATTTTGTGCTCCCATTTGTTGCATTTGAGCTTGAATTACTTTTAGTTCTTGTAGTTCTTGTACAAATTCTAATTGAACTTGTTCTTGAGACATTAAACTAATATGCTCTAAAATATTTTTTTGTAATGCTGCCATAGCTGTTGGATTATTTTGTACCATATTAAGTCTCATAAAATTTAAGTGAGCATCAATGTGAGCTTTGTGATCTTGACCTGGAAAAGCTTGAAAAGGTTTACCTGAAATAGCTAGTATATGTTCTAAACTTGGATCTAAAGGCATAGGAGCAGCTGGAGGTGGTAAAATTGCATTTACATTTTTAACACCAATTGCTTCATACATAGATCTATACGCTTGATACAAGTTATGAATTCTTGGATTAGATTGTGCTAATTGTAATTGTGTTTGAGCCATTGATATTCTTTGAGTTTGTGAGAATATATTTGGATCAGCAACTGGAAGTATATCTACTCTGTCATCAAAATCTTGTACTTTAATTTCTCTAGATGCATTAGGTACATCATAAGGATAAACGGGTGGTAAATAAGTTTTAAATACATTGGCTAATAATTTAAACTCTGTTTTTAAACCTACATATAATCTTTTGTGTATAGCTGACATTACCCGCGATCCACGTTCCAATAACGCCACAGTAGTACCCACGGCGGCTTGTTGGTTCATATCGCCTACTTGATTATCAGCGATGGACGCGAAGCGTTGACCTGCTTGAACACAAACACCCATTAATTGTAATAATGTTGCATTAGGTCCTTTGAATGGTAATTGCATAAATTGATCTGCGATTGCTCCTGATGGAGAATCAACATCTCTAAATTCACCGGGTTGTAATGGTTGAGCATCATCTCTAATTCTTACACCTCTAGTTTTAAAACCAGCAGGTAAGTTAGCTAAAGTTCCTGCATCAAGTAATTGTCTTAGAGCTGCAGTTGCGGTTCTAGTTAAACCACCAATCATGTGGATTAAACCAAAACCATAAAAACCTGTGCCTGGTAAAAATTTAAATTGTACAAAGTAATTTATTTTTTTCTTTAATGGATCTTCTACTTCATAGTTTCTTCTAATAGATAAAATTTGTGTATTAGCTGTATCTAAAGTTACGACATAAGGAACTTTAATTCCAGTAGGTTCATTATCTTCAGGATTAACATCTTCATAACCTTCTAAATCTAAATCAATATGAAACTCTAATAGAGTGTACATATCTTCTTGACCGTTTTGAGTAACACCTTCTAACTCTTGTTTTTTTTCTGTAAGTTGATTTTCAACAACTGGTGGTTCACCTAAATCTATATCTCTATAAAAACCAGATACTTGTTGTTTACGTAATTCATTTTTAGACATTTTAATTACATGTACAACAGCTTCTGCATCTTCTAATGAGTTTGCCGAATAAGGTACAACTAAATCATCAGAGTGAACAAATTTAGATACGGCTCTACCTAAAAGATCGTCATAATAAACTTTCTTAAATGTAGAGCCGGACAGGGGTAGATAGAAAAGCATTTGGTCAAATTCTGGTTCATATTCTTTCATCTGATCCATAATCTGATAATTCATAAAATCTTTAACTCTATTAGCTTGATCTTGTTTTTGTGATGTGACGTTTCCTAAAATCTGTGTTCTTACTGGACCATCTGATGGTAATAATTCTTTATAAGCTGTTGCTTGAAATTGTGCTACGGCTTCTGCTAATACGGGGTGAGTAACAGAACTTGCACCTCTGAAAGGTTGTGTTCTTCTTTGATATTTAAAACCTAATAAATCTAAACCTTCTCTATAAGATTGTTCCCAGTCTGCTCTTGATTCTTTATAGCCAGTATATTTATCAGATAAATTTTGAGCTAGTTCAGTTAAAAGTCCATCATCTAAAAATTCAGCAAGATTAGAAAAATGCTCTTCACCACCTTCTGGAGTTACTGCGTTTGGATCAAAAGAGATTTCAGCTCCACCTTCTTCGTCCATTTCAATCTCTACTGGACCCCCTTCACTTTGAATTTTTTCTATTTTTTCTTGTTGATCTTGAATAATCTCTTCAGCTCCTGGAACTTCTACAGTTGTTTTAGTATCAGTAACTGATTTATCTATTGAATCTGCCATGGGGTATTCTATCCTCTATCTGTAATTGTTTCAACACCTTCTTCTACTTCTGTACTATCAGGTGTTTGTTTGACTGTCAAACTTTCAATAACTTCATTTAATCTTTCTGAATCATTTATTTTTGCCACAGGTATATTAGGTTTCATTTGAACTTGTTGATTAGCTGGACCTGGATTTTCATCCATCCATTGTAACAACTCTTCTTGAGTTGCTGGTTCATCATCAGGAGTTAATCCTACTTTAGGATCATACTTTACTATTTCTCCTGTAATATCATTATATCTTAAATTTAACATTATCTTTTCTCCACGAACATTGTAGCAAGACCACCTTTAGCAAATCCATAATCAGATGCATAACCACCACCAACACCCATACCTGCGCCTGATGCTGTTGGTCCTGTTGCTCCTCTACTATCATCACTGCCACCATAACCAGCTGTGATAGATCTAGCTCTAGCTGCATTTCTTGATGCAGCATCTGCTGCATCTCTAATTTGTTTTTCATAAGCTGCTTTTGCTTTTTGTTCTCTATCTAAAGTATCCATCAAAGCTTGATCTAATCCAGAAATATTTCTATAATATTCTCCTCGTTTACCTTTAGCAAATATACCTTTGTCTCTTACGTACTGTGCATAATTTCCAAAAGCACTTCTTCTATTAATTCCATAACGATCTTTGCTAGGACGATTACCTCCTGATTGTTCTAAAATAAATGCTTGGTCTTCTGGTGATAAAGTATCAAATTGGTCCATATTAGAAAGTAAACCCATAATACCAAAGTTAGGCATAAAATCTTTTGCTGCTCCTAAAAAGTTTTTTCCTCCTTCAACAACTCTACTAAACAAACCTTGGGGTTCACGTTGTATTGCATTAGGATCTCCTTGATAATCAGCATTACCTAAAAAAGGACTAACTTGAGGTGCTGTTATTTCATCTATTGTTTGTGCATCAACTTCACTAAAATCATAAGGATTAGTTGTTTTAGCAATGTCTTTACTAGGGATGTTTTGATTAAGATCGTAGTTACCTTTCAAATAATCTGTAAAACTAAATTGTGGAGCGTTTACATTTAATTCATCTAATGGAACATCTATTGGTCTGTCATTCATAAAAGTTGGTTGAGGAAAATCAAATCTATTTCCTGTATAATTTATATTACCACTAGGATCTCTATTAAAATTTAAATTACCTAAAGTTAAAGCGTTTGCTAAATCAGCAGAATTTAAGCTCATAGCCTTTTCAAAACTAGGTGGATTAAAATCTCTAGTATTTCTATATTCACCACCACCTATATATTCTCTCACAGGATCTAATCCAAAATCTGTATAAGTTAAACTACCTGAATTAACGCCTGTTGGTAATTTATCACTTACTTGTTGAGATAATCTCTGATTCATATCATCGGTTCGAAATGCTCTAGCCATATTCTCACCTACATTTTTATTTATATAATTTCCATATAAGGCCGCTCCATAAGTTGCCGGTATAGAAGCGTAATTTTTTACATCATTAAAATTAATTCCACCTGATGGAATCATCTGATTCATCTCTGTATCTGGGTCTTGAAATGTATTTATATTTTGATTTGTAATACTTCTAACCATTAATAATATTCTGGGTTTGGATTTTTAACTTTGGGTTCATCTTTTTCATCCTCTGGGTGTCCAATAAAACCACCCTGTCTAAATCTCATAATTGCCTGTGTCGTAGAATCCACTAAATCGTCATTATCTCCATATGGAAATGCTGCACATTCTTCAATAACTTCTTCTGCAAATTTTTCATCGGGTGCCCAAATTTGCCCTGACTCAAAAATTGGTGACACAGAGTTAACCCTAGCATGTTTATCATTACCTTTACTAGGAGTATAATTTATAACAGGTATCCCCATCCTTCGCAACTCATAAGTTAAAGGTAGCCCAGAAGCTTTGGCCTCTATAATAACAGTATCAGGGTTCCAATATTGGAACTGTTCATAAGCTTTTTTACGAAGTTCTGGAAATTCTAACCGTTCTTTTAAAGCATCAAGTAAAATTAAATTAGCAGGTCCATCTTCTACAGGGTAGAAAACACCCCAGGTTGTGATGGCTGAAAAGTCAGCAGATGTCTTTTTTAAAAATGCAGTATCATAAGATTGTATGGTGTGAGTAATATAGGGTATATAATCTTTATCCCATTTACGCCACCACTCTCTTTTAAGTAATGACCCTTCTTCTGATGTTGGATTTTGCATCCACTGTGCATTCCACTTACCTAAACTTAATGATGCTTTAACAGATTCTAATTCTTCTAGCTTCCAATATCCAGGCCACACAGGTTTACCTGATGGAAGTATCGCTGGAAACTCAACCACTTCCCATTGATCTGATTTTAATTCTTTTTGAGATTTTAATAATGAAGCTGTTAAATCTTTCATACTCCATCTTGTCATTACCACTACAATAGATCCACCAGGTTGTAGACGTTGTCTTGGACCAGATGTATACCATTCATAAGCCTTCTCTAATGCATCCACGTTCATCGCATCTTGCTCCGAGTGTGGATCATCGATGATAAGTAAATCCGCTCCACGGCCCGTGATTGCTGAACCAACACCCGCGGCGTAGTATTCACCGCCCTGTTCTGTTTCCCATTTGCCCGCGGCTTGCGAATCTTCTTTTAACCTTGTTTTAAAAAGTTGTTGATACTCTGGACTATCAATTAAATTTTTTGCTTTACGACCAAACCTTAATGCAAGTTCTGTGGTGTGAGTTGTTTGGATTATCTTTAAATCAGGTTTACGTCCTACCATCCATGCTGGTAATAAGTTAGAGGCAAACTCTGACTTGGTATGTCTTGGTGGCATATTGATAATAAGTCTCTTACAATCACCTGTTGCCAGACGGTTAAATTTTTCCGCAATTTTTTTGTGATGATCCCCTTCTATAAATTCAGGCCATACATGTTTAGCAAAAGTTAAGAAGTCAGAATGGGCCGCGGATTGGGTTTTCTTTTCAGCCAACTTAATGGCATACTTCATAAATTCTTTCTTAACGTCAGGGGGTAATTTTTCTAGGTCTTCCGATTTCATATAAATTTTTGCAGAATTTTTTTAAGACTCTGTTTTCCTGGTTTTACTTTAACTTGGTTTTTCATAACTGTCTATGTCTAAAACAGACAATATACATACATCTGTCCAAGCAAGCCTCGAAACGGGGGTGTGGGGGGTCTAGAATATTTGAGATTCCAGAACGGCTTGGGACCCCTCGGCCCCGCCGAAGGCGGGGACGCGGAGCGAAGCGACGCGGTGAGCGGAGCGAGGCGTACCGCGAAGCGGTATGCCGAGCGAAGCGATAGAGTGTAGCGGAGCTACACATCGCGAAGCGTCAGCGTTAAGCTTTGCTTGACGCAACGCGAGCCGCGGAGCGGAGCGACGCAGATCCGCGAAGCGGTCTGCGGAGCGACGCGGAGCGTGGGCGGTGGGCGGGGGCGGGTGGGCCCGACGGGCGCAAGCCGAACCGCGACACGATGACGCGCGACAAATTGACGCAGGGACAAAGTGTCGCACCCTGCGACACTTTGACACATTGACACGGCGCGCGATTTGTGGTTCGCGGGCGGGGGCGCGCGGGTCGTTAATGTTTTTTTTTATTAAGAATAATATTGTTAATGAGTTCCCAGTCATTGACCGCTAACGGCGGGGCGGTGTCGGGGTTTAATATTAATTGATTAATATTATTAGAGCCATAAAGTTTTATACTTGAACGAGGACCGTCGGGGCT